ACTGCGGATGACAGGAGTTGAACCTGCACGTCGTAGACACTAGAACCTAAATCTAGCGCGTCTGCCAATTCCGCCACATCCGCATAGTGAGCGTGCGGGGATTCGAACCCCGGACAACTTGATTAAAAGTCAAGGAATCAAATCTATGTTAAACCGCATAAACTCTATTGTTCTAAATTTTGGTTGGAACGAAAATGGAACATTCTCGCTTCAACGTTGTTTATAATATCACATCATTTTCGACAATGCAAGCATTATTTTTAAATTTTTATGTAAGTTGCTGAACAGTACCCTGTCTTACCGTTATATTTAACTTTATGCCACGCACTACCTTTTTTGACAACCTCTACTGTTGCACCCTTAGGGATTCTATAAACAATATCGGATTTTGTGTTCGCACTCTTTCTCATAATCAACGGGTCATGTTTCGTGATAACTGTTCCATAGACTTTTGCTTTCTTTGCTTCTTTCACTGTTGTTCCTGCAATGTCAGCTTTGAACTTCTTCCACCCCTTATTATTCTTTCCAATCCATGGGTCTGGACAATCCTTGCCGTTTACATCCCAGTGACGAATAACGTGGTCTGCATCAATGTCGTACTTCTTCATATAGTATGTAACCAACCACACGAGATCGTTGTATACATCCGCAGGTACACCACCAACACAATTGCACATTTCGATGCTTAAGGTGTTTGCATTTGTAGCAACTTTGTATTTGCTACCTGCACCATTTTTTAAAGTGTAGCATCCACCTACTGCCCATGCTACCCTCTTAAGAGATACAGACTTATATACTACTCCGCTACCATCAATAAAACAGTGGGCAGAAGCGTGTCTGTTTTCTCCTTGGAAATATTTGCAGTTATTCAAAGCTGTATCGCCTTTGTTTCCTGTGAAATGCACTACAATAAATTTAATATCACTTAATTTTCTTTTGCCGCCATAATTTGACTCATCGGCAAATTTGTTAATAAATTTCATTTTACACTTCCTCTTTGTGGGTAATGTTGATAGGTTCTTCTGTTAAGTCCGCAGGTCCTTGATAGTCTGGGTCTACTGCCTGTCCTAATTCTTCATAAGACATTGCATTAACACTATCCCCGATTCCCTTTGTTGTTGGGTCCACCAATACCCCGACAGCCACTAAGATATTAAGGATGATACCTACAAGCTGTGATACTACATCCTGTGCGATTGGTGCTGTGATACCTAAGATTCCTAGAATCTGATAGATAAATGCAATTAAGGCAGAAGCCAATGCTACTAATGTTGCTTTATTTTTGAAACGTAATTTAAGATTCATAGTTTCTCCTTTCATTTATTAAGTGTTTGTGTTAATATGTGAATGGAGATTTTCTTCTTTCTTAATCTCCATTTGTAATTTATTTACACCTTGCTTCATGCAGGGTGTTTTTTTATTTATACGTTAAATAGTGATTTTTCAAGTTTACAGTATAAAACCTATGGCATTGATGGATTTGCTATTAAAAAAAATAGTCAGTTAGCAATGATTTATATATGGTATGGCAAAAGTTTGACAGGCGGTAATACAAATCAAACTTTATTAACATTGCCCAACGGTATTACATTTAACAATGAAGTTTTCGCTCCTTGTGAAATCATTGACGGAAGTTGGACTCCACGTGGAAATACTGGGTACATAACTATACATAACAATACAGTGGACATAAGATGCAAAGATACAACATCTTACGGTGTCGTAATAGCAAATGTGATTGTTCCTGTATCATACATTAATATTTCATAGTTCTATTAACTAAATAATGATTTTTCTTTCGATTTTACATTAGTTCCAAACGGCAACTTAAAAACCTATTTGAATGTCTTTAAAGTCAAAAATAAGCTTATTATAATTGGTGGCATTGACGTTCCGTTTCGATGGGAAAAAACATATTCTTTTTTGACAATAAACGGATTGACTGCCGTAAAATCTGAAAGCTGTATGTTAGTACATGTTCAAGCGAGTGGACAGGAAATCACATTGTTAAACATTCCTAAAGGTGGCAATCGAGATTTAATGCATACACTAATTAGTGATTTAACTTATAAAAAGATTGCGTCAAATATTCCAAGTTCAACAAAATATACAATTCCAAGTGAATATAAAATGGCAATTCTTGTTGCAACAATTAATTATCCTAATGCAATAAGTCCGCAATTCACGTTCATGTTTCCAAATTTAACAGAAACAAATCGTATATCTGATGGTTACTGGTATGACAGCACTTATCACGCAAGCTTTATGGCATGCAACGATGGAAATGTTGTTTACTTTGCTTCAAATTGGCAAGTAGTGTCTCCAACAGGTACAGTTACTTATGATGTTTATGCAAGGTAAGTTAATTATCAAATACGATTCCACCTTGGTCTATATATACTCTAGGTGGAGCAATTACCGTATAATATCCCCATTGTGGGAGATTACAAATTTGTATAGACGTACCGCTTGCACGGCAATACACGTTACTAGATATAATGTTTGATGTGCCGTCAATTTGAACGTTTGAACCACTTACATTTACTGTAATTAGAGAGCATATTGGACTTCCATTCCCGCTTCCATAAAGAAGCAAAGCAAACTTATCACATGTTTTTTGAACTGTAGTATAGTTTTCTATTGATATATAGAAATCATTACCAGAACCACTTGTTTTTAGCACAATGTTCCTTGATCTATTTGTTAAATCACTATTTAACGTAGAAATATCTGATTGTATTTTACTTATACTATCTTCTATATTTCCAATCCCTAATTTAGTTTTTATCAGAGACACGATCGTTGACCACTTAACCTTACTGGCGGTACTCCCACCAGTAAGCATGTAATCATCATCTGATATTGTCTTTTTCTCTGTTAAATCCGATATATGTACTAAAGGTATATTGATTGCCATAACATCACTCCTTAATTCAACTTGTTTTCTCTGACGTAGCTTCTGATAGCATCAATGTGCTTTTTAAGTTCTTTATCTACTACCCAGAAATTTTCTTTTTTATTCTGTGACAATGGTTCTCCTGTGTTATCGTCAATCTCATTGTATGTGTATGATACTCTGTCTCCACCGTCAATATTTAATACCATAAAGCTACTCAACTGTTTCATTTAACATTTCCTCCTGTTCTTTAATCAAATCGTTGATTTCTTCCATATATTCTTTCTCATAGTCAATCACTTCTTCTTTTTCTGAGTTATCGAATTTTTCAAGTCGTTCAAATTCGTAATCTTTCTGAATTGCTTTGATTTCCCACGAGAACTTAAGATTTTCAGTACCTTTTACAACAAAGTAACTATCGGTCTTTTCTTCTACCCATATATCGCCTTGCCCCTCTTTCTGCAAGAATACTTGGTACTCAACACCTGTGTTTACTGTCTCTGAAAATATATCGTTAATGTCTATGTAACATTTTCCTGTATTATCAGTACATCCAGAACCTATATCCCCAAAATATGGGGTTGCTGTTTCATAACAATACTGCTTTCTTGTATCGTAATTTTCTGTATCTATGATTCTGTTTTTTGTTCCTGCAACAGACAAACTTCCGCCAATAGTAACTGGCTGATAAAAACTTGATTTTTCTTTTCCAAAATGAAATTTATAATTACTTACCGACCCAAGATAAAGTGATTCATCCGTCATATGCATTGTTATGTCTGTTTGTACTGTAATTGGTCCACTGCTGTTATTTTTTAATACAATCTCATCTGGGGACAAAATCGCACATGCACCAGTTCCATCCTTGTTTTCAGATAAATATATACCACCGAACACGTCTGGTGTTATACACACATATGATATTGGCTTTTCTCCCATGCCTGATATATAATGCGTTACGACTATCCCTTTCGTGTTTATGTCAACAATTTCATTGTCATTTGCATCATAAACGTGCATTTGTCCATTACCGTACGTGTTTGCTTTTCCACCAAGATTTAATGTTCCACCTCTAGCATAAGTAAAGTTGATATACAACTTACCGTCAGACCCACGATAAATACCTTGCCATGCTCCGTCGTTGGTCAGCAGATTGAATATATCTTCGTGAGTCAGTGCATCTACGTCAATGGCTACTGGAATTGTCTCAATATCCAACACCTGTGAAAATCCACCTGCGGCATACATCGTACACCTTAACGCTGTAAGATTTCTTGAGATACCGATACCACTTGAACCGCTTGCAGTAACACCGCTTGAACCACTTGCTAGCACAGAGTACAGTGCATGGGTAATGTCAGTTTCATCTGAGGATGAAGTATAAACGGTCGTGTATGTATCTCCGTCCGTTGTTTCCTCAATCTTGAATCGACACTTATAAGCTGTACGTGCTGTTGCTGTACCGTCACGGTAGTAACCAGATAATGTGATGTAGTTCGGCACAATCGTGTTGTCCGCAGACATTTTCACAATGCTTGACGATGTTTCCATGAAGTACGTTCTTCCTGCACTTCCTTGATCGCCTTTATCTCCCTTTGCTCCGTTGCTTCCGTTACGACTGACTGAATAAGAAGTTGTTGTCGTGTTGTTTGTGTAGGTAGTAATCGTTCTAGTCCACAAATATTGTCCTGCACTTGTAGATGGAACACTACCAGACCATGTACCTGTTGGAACTGCTGTACCGCTACTTGACACTTGATAAGTGATTGCAGTTGATTTGATTCCGTTTCCAGTTGGTCCAATATTGCCTTGAGGACCCTGCGGACCTGTTGCCCCTGTCTCGCCTTTAGCACCAGTCGCTCCAGTCTCTCCCTTGATTCTTGCCCAAGTGTAAGAACCAACCGTTGTAGGGTCTGCTTGGTTATAGTCGGTGCAAGTTCCGATATATGTTCCAACGTCCTCTCCCGAATTAGAAGTGAACGTCTTACCGCCATCGTTACTATACTTAACATGGAAATATGGTGTTTTACCGTCCGCACCTGCCTTACCTGCCGTTCCATTCGTTCCGTCATTGACAGTCTGTGTATGTGTTCCATTTTTATCTGTAATTGTGATGGTTGTTACTGTACCGCTTTTTGAAATTGATACTGTCGGAGATACACCGTCATTTCCTTTAGCTCCCTGCGGTCCAGTCGCTCCAACTTGTCCATTAAGAACTATTCCAGATGCAGTATAATATGCGGTAATACTTTTTGTAGCATCACTTCCTTTTGCAATAATTTCATATGCATTGCCCTTTTCTAATCCTTTCATACCGATAAAAAGATGAGTAACACGAGAACTTCCCCAAGTGTCGGTCATTGCAGAACCACATTCTATTAATGTGTTTCTGGCGGTTCGGGTTAATCCGCTTGCATCCGCAGTAAACAAACATATTATTTTTCCAGATGCTACTGCACTCAATGGGCTGTCTAATGCACTTGCTGTCGTATATGTATCATAACTTTTTATACTTTCTATAGCACCACTGGATGGATTGATAACTACTAATGTATGTCCTATAGTTGGCATAAAATCATATTTAATTCCATTTATAAGAACATATGATGCATTTTTACTAATTCCTTGAACCGTATCATAATTAGTACCAGATACAGTAATATACGTTGCATTTTTACCGTCAGTTCCGTCTTTACCTGCAACACCCTGTTCTCCTTTATCCCCTTTAGCTCCTTGAATACCCTGTTCGCCTTTAATCTTCGCCCAAGTATAAGAAGCTACTGTCGTTGGATCGTTTAGGTTGTAATCTGTGCAAGTACCAATGTAATCTCCTACCGTTTCGCCAGAATTGGAAGTAAAGGTTTTTCCACCGTCATTTGAGTATTTGATGTGAAGATAAGATGTTTTTCCATCAATACCGTTAGTACCTGCGATACCCTGTGTACCTTTTTCTCCCTGCAATCCTTGGAATCTTGCCCATGTATATTTAGATGGGTCGCTTGAGTCGGCTTCTGTAAAGTCCACGTATGTTCCAATATAGGTAGATGGGGTTTCAGTCATTTGAGAAGCTGTTGTGGGTTTTGCCACAGAACTATACTTAATGTGAAAATATGTTGTATCTCCACTAGCACCCTTAGGTCCTTGGATTCCTTGTTCTCCTTTTGGGCCTTGAACACCTTGTAGACCCTGTGGTCCTTGGTCGCCTTTTTCGCCCTTTTCTCCTTGCGGTCCAGTAGCACCAGTTTCTCCCTTTGCACCCTGTTCTCCTTTAGCTCCCATCTTACCGATGGAATATGTTGTGCTTGTGGTTTTGTCAGAGTAAGTATATATGGTTCTCGTCCACAAATACTGATTTTCTGCAACGCTTGGTGGTGTTTTACTCCATGTTCCTGTTGGTGCCGTTGTTCCACTGCTAGATGCTTGATAAGTCGTTTCTGAGCCTGTGATGCTTCTACCGCTTGCTCCTGTTTCTCCCTTATCTCCTTTTGCACCTGTTTCTCCGGGGATACCGCCTTTTAATTTCGCAATGTCAAATCGTTTCGTAACTGAATAAGTATTAAGGTAATTAGCTGTAATATCTACCCATCCAACATCTGTTGTTAATGCTGTCACAGTGTAGGTATGAGTTGAATTATTCCATGAACCTACGACACCGCCCGACTTCTGCACATTATAAGTACAGTCGTTAGATATATCGGTATGACCGTATAAAACCTGTGCTGTCGTGTGACACTCTGGAAATGATGTGTACTCTCCCTTATAATCTGTCGTGATTGCTTGATAATCGTTGTCCAGATTGATAATCATTGCACGAGATTTTCTCGCTTCTTCCAGTGCCTTGTTAGCAGTCTCATCATCTGTGTATTTATTAAGCTTCTGCCAGTCGGTTTCCACATAACTTGCACCCTCTCCCCTTGCTACAACGCAAGTAAGGATGTCTCCGTTCTGTCCTTGATTCCACATATCGCCAGTATCATAAGGTGGTGTAGGCTGTGTCAAAAATACACGACATTTACTGTCTGCTGTGGACTGTGCGAAAGATGCTGTCCTTAATGCTTTTGTAACGTCCGTGTCTTGTACTAACTGCCACTTCCATGTGTCGCCATCTTTGAAGAATCTGTAGGCATAACCTTTAGATTTCCAATAAAACAAGTCTCCCTCATGCTTCTTTTTATCATCTTCTGTTGTCCAGTCAGAAGCAGGGATATTGTTTAGCTTTGGTTCGTAGTCGTAGTAGAATGTCTCAATCTGTCCGTCTATCTGGTTCTGCAAGTCAGCTACACTTTTTGTAACTGTTTCTGCAAAGTCTGATACTTTACCATCTGCATAGTTTTTTGCTTCTTTTAAGGAATCACTGATTGCATCTGTAGCAGTCTTTCCACCAATCACAATATTGTTTCCTGAAATCTGCACTGCCCCGGTATCCATATCAACCAAAAAGATTACATTTCCCAAAGAATCTTTGACTTGGATTCTTCCAGATGTGATCACGTCTGCTGTAAGTCCTGTAGCCTTTAAATATCTAACAATTGTATCTCCATCAACTGTCATTCCAGCATTATATGTTTTTCCACCATCCGTAGAAACACCCCATGCTTCCGCTGTCATTTTCCAGATCATGTCTGAATCTTTTAACTGCGGTTTGTTGTGCAAATAAAATATTTCTCCTCCGGCAGAATCTTTTTCAATTGTTGTATAAGTTCCAGAAGCATTATTTAATCTATCTTTAAGTTCCTCTAATGCCTTTTGTCTATCTGTTTTTTCCTGTACAATCTGCTTTCTATATTCAACATAGTTTTTTGTAGCTGCGGAATATCTTACAGCACTGTTTTTTTCTGTACTCTCAGCATTAGAACTTGTTGTCTGAGAATTGTTTGTATTAAATTTTGTTGATGATACTAATATTTTGTACCGATCAAATTTTGAATCAGTAAGAATTGCAACATCTCCGGCTTCTAGTGTCGGATCGCTAATATGTGTGATCGTAGCTTTTCGAAATGCAAATCCTATTAACTGTTCTCCCAAAAATCCAGATACCGTTTGACCGGCACCATCTTTAATTAGCTCATTGTTTTCAATCGAAATAAGGTATCCATCTGATCCTGTCTGATAATTTATATATCCATCATCACTAGAAGTCGTGTTTTCTGATCCATCAGAAGTATCAGAATCATCACTGCTATTTTCAGTATCTTTCTTTTCCATTACTCTTACACCAGTAATGACCACATCATCTGTAGCTACATCAGAGTTATATACTCCATTAAATTGGTAGATTTCATCTGGTATTTTTTCTTCTAAATAAGGTTTATACACATATAATGTGTTGTCCCCTTTGAATCCAATGTTGATAGAAACATTCTGTGATGTTGAAACAAAATCAAACTTGAACCCGGTCCAACCGTCATTTAATTCTATTTCTTTGCTTGCAATTTCTTTTGTTCCATTTAAAATCTTCAAGATTGCTACATCGTTATCTTCTGGATACTGCATAAAAAATTGACCACCAATTGTATAATTAGTAGCCAACTTAAGATTCGGAACTGCTTCTACTGCATAGCCTGTTTTTCCTGCATTTGGGATGATTGAAAGCATTTCTTTATATTCAATTGTATCCGTTCCTATTTTTGCATCTACAGCTTTCCAACTTGTTATACCACCATCAAACAAACTGTCAGGAATCAAATTTATAAGTGTTTTTTCTAAAAGACTCTGATTGAACCATTTTAATTCCAACTGCCCATTGACATTACACCTACAGTAATTTCCTGAGATTTGACCGCACCAAGCAATCACTTCACGAAATGTTACCGCAGCATCAGTCGGTCTTGTATTGATAATATAGTCACTATGTGAAAAATCTGGTGTATTTAATGTCACTCCGCATATATCACATGCATCCATAACGATCGTCTTTAATGTTGCCGGATACTCCAACTTACTTTCAGAATATGCCCTGTCAAACTTGCCCATATTATCTATGCATGTAAGTGTTATAATTGATCCATTATATTTTGTATCATCTACTGTATATACGCCTTTTTTTATTTTCTCAATTCGTGGTGTATACGAAGATTCCGTTTCATCGTCTGCATCTATATCAAATTCCGTTTCGTTCAAATCAGTGCCTAACTGCGCCCTCACTACAGCTTCTTTAAAGTCATATTTTGTAAACTTATCATAGATATTATTTATCACAATCGTACATTGATTGATAACTGCTGATCCTACCTCAAAAGTACCACTTGAAACCGCATCTTCTATCGTAACTCCACCATTCCATATATCATCATTTGTCAAATTAAGAGTTGTTCCATCCTTCAACGTAATATCTGCATAACTAAGATAATTGCAATTCCCATTATTTAATTTTTCTCTAAGATCACTTGAAACGTTAATCATAAATTACCTCTCCATTATGTCAAAAGAAACACTCTCTATAATCTTTTTATCTTTCATCCACCATTTCACAGGTGCTTTTCTGTCCCCTGTGTAAAATGTTCTTGTCTGATATTTATTTGCCATCATATCCCAATATCTTACTTTTACATATTCTGGATTAAAGGCTTTCAATATTTCCGAAGTAACATCTGGTGTTTTAGCATTCCATTTCAATGCCAACTTTCTTTTCTGTGCTTTTCTATTTTTATGCATCAATGCATCATCCGTTCTTCCTGAATCCGATGCTGATACATCTTGCAATGACCATTCATAAGAAGCTGGACATGGCATTACTTTACCATTAACTTCTATCATGTGTTCTGCCATAAAAAATCCACCTCCAACTATTTAAGGTTAGCGATCAATTTTCGCTTTTATTGACCGTATAAACTGCAAAAACGCCTATCGTTCTCGATAGACGTTTTATAATTTTATATTATACAATACTCTTTGGTCTTATTGTGTATCATGTGGTCTTATTTGCGGCTAAAAATATGTACAACAAGTGTTAACAATACAGTAGCTGCTGCTTTTCCTTTTAATGTCACAACCAAAGGCTTTGCAACAATAAACTGTAGCAACCACAAAACAAAATTGACAATTCCAAAATTGACCGCAAAAACTATAATCATTCCTAAGATTACTGTAATAATTGATACAGCTAATTTATTTTTTCTATTTTTTTGATCATATTATATTCTCCTATTCTAACCAGTGATTATCCAAATAATAAAATCCGAACACCACTAACCCTGTCCCAGTGATCCAGAATGCCCAAAACAGAATTTTACAAACTCCACCTTCTGATTTATACAATTCTACTGTATCTTTCAGATTATATTCGTTAAATCCACTTTTTGTTATCGTGTTATTTTTTAATTTTGTATAAATTGTCCCTTTAATCGGATTTGCTTCCATTCCATAATACTTGTATCTAACATCATGTGAAATTTTTATCGTATCAATATATGCCCTAGATATAAAATCAATTTTATCTACATCAAATTTCTGTCCTGCAAAAATTATTTCCTTGCAAGTTTTACTGTTAGATCGTGTTTGATCCCATGTATAATAAACTTCTGTTACATACGTTTTCCCACGCTTAACTGTTCTTGTATGTCTGCGATATTCCTCTCTAACTTTTTTGATTGAATAATATTTACCGCCGATCATTTGATACGTGACTGTATCTACAGGTTTTATTTTCCCATACACGAAAGCATTTCCTAAATCAGTTTCTATCCCATACCGAAACATATCATTACTTTCAATCTTTGCAGCACGATTATATTCTTCGTTCTGATCCATGATGTAATTATCAATTTTCCCACTGATAGTAAAACCAATCAGAAACATTAATCCAACAATAACAACGCTTGCTATAATCTCTCGTGGAGTTATTTCAAAAGTATCAAACTGAAATCCTTTGAATTTTCTCATAGGCTACTCACTAAATAAATTCTGCGGTGCTGTCTCTGTTGCATCCTCAAATTCCAAATATTTATACTTTTTCTGATGATATCCCAAGAAATTCAAGAATACTCTTGTCGGAAATTTCTTGACGTATCTGTTGTATTCTTTAATCTGCTGATTGTAATTGTCTCTTACGTCTGAAATTTTATTCTCCGTTACCGCCAACTCTTTCATAAGTCGCTGATAGTTCTTATCCGACTTTAATTCTGGATAAGCTTCTTTTACCGCTGCAATCGCTGTACCAGTGCTTTCAATTTTTCCAGTATTTGAACTACGTTCTTTGACAATATCTTTTAGTGTATCTGCTTCGTGTTTATCATACGCTTTCACACTATCTGCAAGATTAAACACCAAATCCTGTCTTCTCTTTTCCTGCGCATTGATTGCTGCCTTTGATTCTCCTACCTGTTCTTCTAGTGAAATTGCATGATTCTGTGATCCCTGAACCATAAATACACAAGATAACGCAATTGCTATAATCGCAGCTAAAATAATCAATGGTATTTTCCATGTTGTATTTTTCATCTTTTCTTCTCCTTTTCTTTGATGATTCTATATCTCAACAGGATAATTACTCTTAACATTGTCGTAGTATTCATCCTGAACTTTGTAGAATAGATTTTCACGGATTTTATAATTCATAAAGTGCATGATCTGGTAATTAATTGTGAATCCGCTATTTTTGCCATATTCTGTTGCAAAGTATTTATCAATCATAAGTTTGTATAAATCAAAATCCAGTTCTGTGTCTTGCATATTCTCAGGAACAAAATAAAACTTCTCAACCAACTCTACGCATTTTTCGTCAGAGATCATTGGATGGTCTGTTCCTTTCTCCAACTGATATTTCTTGAAAAAGTATTTAACAATATCTCCGATTACACATTCATCTTTTGGATTGTTATACAGATCATCGTCAAACTCTTGATTGACTCTAAAACCTAAATGGATTTTATCTTCAATTGTCTGACTAAGAGTATTTTTATTTCCCTTTCTCTTTATGATTTTGACCTTATTTCTCCCAGAAATAGGCATGAAGTCTTTTTTATCTCTACACACATCATTATTATCTTTATCTTCTGTTGATAAAAAAGCATAATCTTTATCGTTAGATAAAGCATTGTTAATATCTGTGTTAGTCTCTGGTAATGCTTCGGTCAAGTTGTCGCTTTCAAAATCATCTTGTCTGACTGTATGGTCTGATTCTGGTTCGTCTAAAATCTGATCAATGATTTCTTCTAAAACCTCATCATTTACTGTATACCACTTTGTGGATGTAGAACCATTGCGACGATTGTTATAATTTCCCACTAAAACAAGACCCTTGTTGCGTAAACTATAAAAAATACGCTCAACGGTCTTATGTGACCAAAACGGAAAATTTTCTTCCTGCCACTCTCTGATAGAGTTATAGCACCAATATTTACCATCGTGGAAATTTCTATTCTGTTTTTTATTTACGGAAATCCAATAATAGATTTGATTCAGAACGATTGCTTCATTTAAGCCAATCATTTTTGCAAGATCAGGATTGATTACTAATACGTTACTTTTGAAAAATAAATCTAATTTCTTACTCATATTATCACCTCGTGGTTATTTGAACATTAACGTGTGCACCCTCATGTTAAAATATAAAAACAGCAAACGGAACGTACACGAGGAAAGACGTTCTTTTCGCCGGCACACGATGGCTAGTTTGCTGTAATTATTAAAATAAAAAAAGACATACACAGGATTGTGTGGTCTTCATGACCTTTGCATCCTGTGTATGTCTCTTAACTTAAATTCATCATAGCATAAAGTTTTACACAAATCAATATGCATTTGATGGTTTTAATCTGTAATTATTTCTTGCTTGTCCTTTTGCAACAGACCTTGCAAGAACTTCATTATCTTCTGTATATAATGTTGCGTATAAGTTTATATCTGGTTGATTTCCACTATTGTTCATCATAGCAACAACAACTCCACGTTCTACAGCATCAGCAATGATACTTTCATCAACCATACCGCCGGAATTACCAACGATACTATCTGCGATCATCTTCATAGTTTTTGGATTTTCAAGTGGTAATACAGCTTCTGATCCGGCTTCACCGACACCGATCACGGATGCGGAATCAAATAATCCACCTTTTTTATACCAATCTACTTTAAATTTAGTTGGTATGCTTAAGCTCATTCCACCAAAATTAAAGTCTTTTGTTCCCCAAGAAATATGAGGTGTTGGAATACGTAAAGATTTAAAGCCATTAATAAACTGTTTAATGATATTTTGCCCAACTTTATACATATCTCCAATGGCATTTTTCACATTGCTCGGTAACTTTTTCAACCAGTTCTTAGCATCTGTCCATTTATCTCCTTTTAATCCAGAAAGCATACCTTTCATAGCTTCTGCTCCTTTGGCAACCAACCATGCTGCCGGAGATGTGTTTGCTAATGTATTTACCGTAAAACTCTTTAATCCTTTTACGGTCGATTGGAAGTTTCCGTTCTTCACGTTCTCCCAACCGTTTTTCATTCCGTTAACCGCTTGCTTACCTTTTTCAACCAACCAATTCTCAGCACCAGTGACTTTACCTTTGATGTAATTTCCAATACCCGCGGCTGCCTGACCGACTTTGCTTTCTTTTACAGACTCCCATCCACTACGGATACCTTCAACTGCATTCTGTCCTTTTTCTTTCAACCATTCACCGGCATTTCCAACTTTTTCTTTAATAAAATTGCCAATTGTACTAACAGCTGTTCCGAAACCAGATTTTGCACTTTCCCATCCATTGCATAAGCCTTCAATAAGGTTTTTTCCTTTTTCCTTTAACCATTCTCCGGCGCTGTTAAATCCATTCACAATATTCTCTTTTACGTTTCCAATAAACTTAGATATTGCACCCCAGTTTTTGTATATTAAAAATCCACCAACGATTACTCCAACTATAGCTAATCCAATCGGTGAGAACAGCACGCCAAGAACACTACTAAATGCAGCTGATACAGCTGGTGCAAACGTACCTGTTACCCATGATGCAATTCCACCTGCAAATGAAACCGCTTTTGGAAATAATTTTGTTGAAATAACTTCCGCGATCTTCGGTGCAACATCTGTTGTAATCTTCCCCGGAATACCTTTTAAAAGGCCAATCGCATCCAAAACATACGTTCCAATCGCCGTACCTAATGTAGATTTTGAAAAAGCTCCTGCCATTTTCTTTAATGCTATGATTAATAAGGAAGATGATCCGTCTACTTCTTTAGGTATTAAACCAAACGCCGAAAGTATAGGGCTTACAATTTTATCCACTGCTGTAGCAAGTTTAATAGCACCAAAAGCTATAATAAACTTTCCTTCGATTGTGGTTCCTAATCCTGAGATAAGTCCACCTAATATTGTTTTGATTGTTGTAAATACTTCTCCGAATATTCCGCTCCAATCAATACTACTTAGGAATGTTCCAATGCCTCTTCCAAGTCCTGCCCAGTCTGTGTTTTGCGCTACCTGTGAAAATACTCCAAGAAGATTTTTTACAAAAGTGCTTAATATTTGTCCATTTTCTTCCCAGTTAACTCCGGTGATAAAAGTATTAATCCCGTGAGAAATATTTGCTGCAATATCAGACCAATGTACAGTTTCATTGATTTTTCCAAGTACAGAAAAAACTCCATTGATTCCTACTGCAAATGTATCTGCGATAGTTGCGAAGTCGATGGATTGAAACATACCATTTACAGCTTTTCCAAGAGCAACACCGATTTGCTGAAATCCTGTTAAGCCTGTATTATCTGTTGCTGCTAATTGATTCAAGAATCCGTTTAAGATTCTCCATGATATCATAAAATAGTTTCCGAGTGCATTTCCTAACTCTGTCCATGGAATTTCCTGAATCATTCCTTTTAAACTTTCTGCAATGCCAGTACCTAGAGTTTTGAAGTTTATACCGCCATCAGGAGATGCAATTTGATTAAATGCTCTCACTACATCCGTAATCCCTGCACCAACTACTTTACCTAATAACTTAAAATCGAAATTATCAAGGAATCCATTGATTGCCTGAGTAAATTTTGTTGTAAATGATGTGATTTTAGGACCAACATTCTTCCAATCAAGTGCATCATAGGCTAATTGCAGACCGGCATTTAACATATTTGCGATCTCACGGCCAACACCATACCAATTATTATCAAGGAATGCTTTTCTGATTCTTGAAGCCCAATGGCTAATTGGTGTTTCATAATCTTCATCTTCAAGACCGCTCAAATCGCCGAGTCCGCCAATTCCACCGCCGACTCCACCGCCACTTCCAGAACCACCTGCACCTCCTCCAGATCCAGTATCGCTTGATTGCTTATTGTCATTCAACTGATTCAATTCATCAAACGGCAGAACAGATAAGGTCTTCTTTAATTCTTTCGCCGCCTTAGATGCTTTGTTCATCCCTTTAGATGCATCGTTTCCGGCACTTCCAAGTCCTGAAAGATCAGTAGCAGAATCGCCAACTCCACCAAGATCATTTACAACACCTTTTGTTGCTCCTTTTATCTTTTTCCCCATCAGAACATACATAAAGTTTCTGAACATATTAGCTGCTTGCATAAGCCTGCTCATTAAAGCGTTTAATGCTTTAATTGCCGGAAGTACAGCTGCAATAATTCCTTGACCCATAACAGCTGATAATGACTGAATGTTTAATTTTAATAAACGTACTTGGTTTGCCCAAGTACCGGCAGTACGAGCAAAATCGCCCTGCGCATCTTTTGTTACAGACATTAAATAGTTATATCTCAATGTAGCCTGTTCTGCCTGAGTCATAGAAGTCCACGACTTTGTAATTCCGTTTGCCAAAGCATAAGCACTCATATTTGCAACAGACATGTTAATACCTAATTGCTTTAATGGTTCAATCTCACCAGAAATACCTGCCCTGATTTTATAAAATGCTGTATCAGTATCTATATTATAAAAAGATGCAATATCACCCGCTAATCCGGCTAATGCTACTGACATGTCGGATGCTGCATTTTGGGCAACACCAGATGATTTCAACATCGCCATTATGGTTCCTGTGTATCTTTTAGCTGCCAACTCAGATACTCCAAACTGCTTTGAAGCTGTTGAAGCAAAATCATATGCTTTGTATTTTAATTTACCAAAAGAAACATCAATTACGTTTTCTGCTTCTGTTATATCCGATCCTAACGTTATTGCATCCTTTGTAAATTGTCCAAATGCTTGTACCGCCTTAAATCCAATAGCTGTTTGAATAAGATTTTTTAAGCTGAAATTTACGGTTGAAATACTTCCGCTTGCTGACCCAATATTTCGAATAGCATTTACCATTTTACCAATACCACTACTTACAGTAGACCCCGCTCTGGATGCTAAGCTTGCTAATTCAGAAAATCCGTTCCTTAATTTTCCGAAAGAAGTATTCATTGTATTGACAGCACTACTAACTCTACCGCCTGATGCTGCTAATTGTGCCAACGCCTTTGTCATTTCTACTGTATTCTTACTAACAGCCGGTGCTTTAGACATGGTATTGAAAAATGACAAAAGTTCTTTTGCCATTATTTGTAGTCCGTTAGCACTTAATTCTACTTTTTTGCCGGCAGAAGATAGACTCGCTAACGCTGATATGAATTGATTTATTGATTCTTCAACACCTTTAACCGATGCTAATTTATTTGCAGTTTGCTTTATTGCATTTCCTACCGCCGGAAGTTTGCTTGCAACTACACCAGTATTATTTCCAGAACTGATTAATCTAGCTAATGATGCAACAAGCCTATTGATACTTGATGAAACATCCGGAAGATTTCCAAGTTTAGACACAGACCTATAAATACTGTCAAAAATCTGCGTATCAAAACCTTTTGTATCAACTGCCATTAATTTTCTGATAGAGTTAATAACAGAAGATATTTTGCTGTCGCTAAAATCAACGTTATTTAAAACTGACATTGCATGAGATACTTTTGATATTCCATTCACAGAATTTTGAATATTTCCAGTATCTAATTTTCCTATCTTTTCAATTGCTTTGGAAACTGAATTGATATTTTTATAATCTAGCTTTGGTATCGTAACACCTGAAACGCCTTTTAAAGCATTCAGTCCAGAAGCCAATTCTTTTAATGGTTTCGAACTTGCATTCAAGGCGGTAAAATTAACATTTGTTAATGACTGTAACTGTTTACTAAGACCAGATAATTTAGGTACATTGATTTTTATACCACTCATTGATTTTAAAGACGAAGAAACCCTGCCTATCTCACGAGAATAGTTTCTCATACTTCCAGTATCTACGGACTTAAATGCTTTGCTCACGTCATATAATTTGTTTGCCAAATTATCAAGTGCTGTAACAGCTCTGGCAGTCGAACTTTTCACTTGTATATCGAGTGTTTCTATTGTACTATCTGGCATTTTAATTCACCTCCAACTAATAAGGTCAGCGGCTGATCTCATACGGTCAGCCGGTATAAAAAAATAAAGGGCAGAATCATTCGTCTGCCCCTATCTTTTCTATATTTGCATTTGCTTGCATAACTCTGAGTTCCATAAGTCTTAATTCTTGTTGCATTTCTTCTTTACTTCTTCCACTTCTCTTTTCAATTGATTCAATACTTTTTTCTTCTTTTAGCAATGGGTTTTCTGGATAATTCCCATTTTTAGAAAAAGCACAGTTAATCGCTTGCAACACATAAGAACCTGTTAACCATGATTGATAATTTGTACTTTTCAATTCATATTCTTTCTGTTCTTTGTATGCATTTATGTATACACTAATTTCTTTTGGAGTGGAGTGAAAAAATTCATCTTTTGTCATTCCGGCTTTTACAGCCTGAGGAAACAATGTATCAAGTATTATTTCTCTGTAACTTCTGCTTTCGCTGTTTTCTTTTTGTGATCCTGAGGTTTCTTTGGTTCTTTCTTCTGTTCTGGTTCGATCCCTAACATCTTGTTCAGACCGATTAGATCGAAAAAATTATCTTCGCCCATCTTTTCAATACAAAGAGTCATGATCCCATAGAAATTTCCATCTTCATCATCTTTATGTTCTTCAAGATATGTTCTAATAAGAGATTTTGCATCTTTAAGATCAGAAACTGTCCCATCTCCCTCAGGTCCATGTGCTTCAAGAAGCCCTGCATAAAAGATTATTAATGTTGTCTTTGGGATATTGGAAATTTCTTTTACGAGCTTCTTAATATCATTTTTATCTTCTGATTCACTGATTCCTACCATCAATGAAGTTACGCTTGATACACAATCGTCATATAATGATGCTTCAACTGTGTATTCAAGCTTATAATCTTTTCCGCCAATTTTTAATACTTTATACATGTTTGCCTCCTATTCATTCAAATTACACTTCTGTATTGTCTGGTTCTACTGCGGTATCAAGACCGACATACTCGTTGATTGTCAATGTCATTTCAACGGTTGCTAATCCATTCTGATCAAGTCCCGGCTTAGGTATCTGTGCTGGTGGCTCAATCTTTGTGAAATATGCCTTATCAAGTGCCGGATAATATTCCTCATACCATACGGCTTTTCCTGCTGCTTTTCCTGCTTTGTATTCACTGATCAAAGTTTCCCATTCTTTAACTGTCTCATTTGTTAAGTTGACAGTGACATTAAACGTTCCACCTGTTGATCCTCTACCTGCAATCTCTTTATCAACTTCATCTTCTAATGCTGATGCATCAATTGTTTCTGTATCAATTCCAATATCATCCGTGGCATTGATACGATGAAGCTGTTTAAATTTCGTTGGTTTTGTTCCTGCTGTAGTTTCTACTGCATATCCAACTTTTACACCGACTGTACTTATTCCGGCTACACCACTCATAATCAAACTCCTTTCTACCCTGTAACTATTGAGGGTTAGCGATCATGATTTTTCATGACCGGTTTAATATCTAAACAGAAATATCTGTTATTAACTATTTCTCTGAAACTTATATTTGTTTTTCATATTGTTCGTATAAAATCGCTGACCTCTATTCTTCTTTGAATCAATTAATCCCTGTATCTTTTCCTGATAAATCTCATCATTAGAAATTCTTATCAGGCTTGTGAGCAAATATATTGATAAATGGTTAGGTACTCTTTTATGTGTAACCATTTCAACGATATATCTTGATTGATTAAAAGTTCTGATGTGTGAATGACCGTCAGCAAATTTCTTTTTTGTGTTATGCACTATGTACCCATCATCATTTGATTTATATATGTTAAATTCATTCTTTGAATAGATAAGATTCATGTTTACTCCAACAAATTACCTGTGTAGATTCTGCTATAACGACTTACAACACGCTTTATACTGTTGTCTGTGTTATCTTGCTGTTCTGGTCCATATGTTCGTTGAAATCCCATAGACACCATTGCTCTGTGACTTGCATCATCAATCTGATATACCTTTTCAACACTTTTTGTTCCTGTTGCAAAACAATCAATTTGAAAACTTGGGATTGTAGCTACTTCGTCACCTTCTATATCCCAACGTGTCCCCGGATTACCCATAAGAAACATTTGTGCATACATCTTTTTGTTAGCTGCAAGAGTTTGACTTCTTTCGAATGAATAATTTCCATCACCCACAACCTTTTTAACTTCTGCACTCCAACGCTTATATACATCGGACACTGGATTCTTTACTGTATCAGGCATATGAATCTTTCCTTTCTAAGAAGAAAATACTTCCTTTGCTATCTTTAACATCTGCTGTCGCATTTCTACACCGGCTTTATACACTGGCATTGTTGCTTGTGTACCTTGCGACTTTACAACTTCTCCTGTATCAGCGTAATAATACCAAGCATCTTTACTTCCATTGCCTTTTCCATAAGAACCGATCGTGTATCCTTTTGATGCTCCCAACGGATGAGGGCTGCTACCAACAGCTCCGTTGTAATGCACACCGGCACCAAACTCTATAAACAGTAAATCCTTACCACTTACGATCAAAGTTGCTTGTGCATAATCTCCAAAAGAATTGATTTTGATATAAGCATCATGTGTTTTGTCTGAATCGCCTGCCGCAACAGCTATATTAGAATCTATAACAGGAATACCAACTTCTCCGAGTCGCTTTACAAATTCTCTGTTTTTTCTAATAAGCTTATCTCTGCAATTTTCAATTTGCTTTATTGCTGATTGAATACTTTTTTGACTCAGCTCAATATTGATTCTCATTGATACACTCCTTTGATTTTGCTAATTCCATACCTTGCGATATTTCCTTTTTTTGTATCAATTATTTTCAAAATCTTATAATCTGGCATTGTCACTGGCGTTATTTCATCATCTTCCATTCTCAATGACCCATCTTGATTAAATTCTGGTTCTGAATCTACCCAACATACGACACCTTCTTCTGCATAATCGCAAAACGATCTATCATAACTTGTAATATAGCGATCATAGTTCGGAACAATACCCGCTGATATTTCTTCCGCAGTACCACTTGTAGATGATACGGTCATTTTTTTCATGATCGGCTTTTCATAAGTAATGACAGTATCTATATCATCATGATTTTCTGAAATTTTCGAAAACCATATATTTTGCTTGTCTCTTTGCCTTGATCGCATATTACAATCACCTACATTCCTATTTCTTTAAATATGAATCCAACAACGATACCTAAGATTGCAGCAATAACTGTCCATATAACTTTTCGCCATGTTTCACCATCTTTTGATTTCAGTGATTCAACATCTTTGTTTACTGTATCAAGCTTATCATTCATGTTTATTAATTTTTCACACATAACTGCCGATGTTTTAGCAAGCGTGTGTATTTCTTCTGCCAATTTTTCTAGCTCTTCTATTCGTCTGTTTTGTCGATGATCTTCATCTTCAATTCTTCTTTTGAACTCATCGAATGTATTTGTTTCAACAAAGTGTTCGCTATCCAATGAAGACTCCCTTCTGGCATAAAAAACAGGACTTCGCAAAATAGAAAAGTCCTGTTTATTTCCAATTTAATATAACCTCCATAAAATGTGCTTTCCCCACCACCTTCTTAAGCACTCCCTGCGATGTATAATAGGAGGTCTTTTCAAACATCACGCACCGTCTTAGATAATTTTTGATTCAGGTATAATACCTCTCAAATAACTAGAAGGTGTTCCAGAATTTTCGTAAGAAGCTGATGTACTGCTTTCTGAATAACTGACTACGCCTTCTTTTCCTTGTTTATCATAATGATACTGTGCTATCCTTTTTATTTTTCCTTTGTATCGTTTCACAGCTGATTGTTTCTGTTTTTCAAACTCTTTATCAGAAGCATATCCACCGGGATACATTGCACAGCACACTTCTTCTATTGCATCTTCAATCAATGAGTTTAGAAATGACTGTTGATTTGCTTCATAATCATCTCCGGCATATTCAATTAATTCATTCAATATTTCCTCTGTCATTTCTTTTACCTCATTTTATTTCTTCGGCGATCTTCCTCTTTTTGGTTTTTCTGGTTCTTCTGTAGATTCTTCACTTTTTACAGGAACTTCCTGTTCTTCTACAGAAGGTTCCGTGGAAACATTATCCTCCGGAACCTCATCACCAGCTGCATAATACACACCATTTTTATTTACTACATGATCGTAAATCATACAACTCCTCCTATTTTACTTTCATAACATAAATGCTGTCCATGCCTTCAAAAGATGGGAGAACAATCTGAGAAGCAGTAGTTGAATAAGATACTGGTGGTCCGTATTCAGATTTAACAGCAATTGCAACTCCTGTATCATCAAGGACACTTACATCTACACTAGGATCACCAAGTAATGTTCTTTCCTCTGGTGTCACTCCATACCATGTATTACCAAGCTTTCCTTCACCGATGATTGTTACATAATCATCAGGATAGAAGCTCTTATCTTTACCGTCATAGTCCTCAAACTTCTTATCGTATAAAATTGGGATAAGTCCTGTCTGAGACTGGAACACTTCTTTTACAACTTGTTTAGATACAAAATCAATTGTTCTTCCAGAAATTGTAATAATGGCATTTTTGATCTGAGAGTTTTCAATCAGATAGTTAAATGTTTTTGAAGTCATCATTGCATACATAGGTGAGACACCGATATCTGTCAGGTAATTAATACCCTTCTGAATATCGTTTAATGGTTTGGATGTATCCGCTTTATCCCATGTGCTTGTCCCTTCTAAAGATGCATAATGTTTTGCTTTCCAATCGCCGTTCGGATCATAACTGTAATTGTAAGCTACATTATCAGCTGTACCGATTACAATTTTCATATCTCCGCCTACTGGTGCAAGTAACTGCATTCTCATGCGTTCGGCTGCAATATCAGCACCATCAATTAACTCGTTTGTATCATCATAGATATGAGATAAAACTTCATTAAGGTATGGATCATTGGATTCCTGAGCTCTTGTGATCTCTGCTAAATCCTGTTCTTTTACAACCATAGATTCACGGAAAAGTGGCATTTCTTCATTTGTCACTTTGAATCCTTTTCTTGCACGGATTGTTGCCATACCATCAAATGCAGATGGTTTTAATGCAACTCCAAGACCTTTATGTGTTTTGATCCATTTCAGGTCAATTCCAGTTTTCTTTTTATTTGGGAAAAAAGCAAGTCCGGCATATGCCATGGAATTACTTACATCAGAAGTTCTAACGGATGCTACTGCTTCCGCTGAAAAAACGTCTGTTAATAACATATTGTTCTCCTTTCTACCCTGTAACTATTGAGGGTTAGCGATTATCTATCTTTTTCTAATAACCAGTATTTGTCTTATGCTAAGACTTCTGGTTCTTCTAATACAATTCTGCATCCAGACTTTTCTAACTCTGTAACTAATGCAAGATCATATGTTAATCCAGAACTTTTCTGTGCTCTTGTCGTATTTACATATGCTTTCTTTAAAACTGCCTGCTGCGGCCTTGTTTCATAAGCATCATGAAGTAAAATTCCAACAGCGCCAGTCCAAGGTGTAGCTTTAATTGGTACTCCATCTTTTCCGATTGGAGTACCGGCTTTTACAACTTTTCTACCTAAATCGTCTTTGGTTTCTACGCCATCAAAGTCTACTGTATTTGGAATTGCTTCAAATTCTTTTCTGTTTAAAATTTCAACTTCATTAGAAACTGAAAGAATATCTACTTTCATATCTCCTCTTGCCATGATACGTCTCCTTTCTTACATGTAATGTTTTAATATATCTGCATTAACTCCGGCTTTTTTGTTCTTCGCAAATTCCTTTGCTTTTTCAACTGCAAGTGATTCTTTTGCATTTCCATTTCCGGCGTTAATATCTTTTCTGTTTTTGTAAAATTCCTGTTCCATATCGGATTTAGTGACTTTTATATGTTCTGCAAGACATTTAAAAGCTGATTCAATATCATTTCCGGCAAGTGACTCTGCAAATTTTTTCGCTGCATCTTTACTCATGCCAATTTCAGGGTCCATACATCTTTCTGTATATTCTCCAATCAGCATTTTTGTTTCTAACTCAGCGATTCTTGCATCTTTAGCTTCGTCAGCCTCTTTCTTTTCTAACGCTGCCTGTTCCTGCGCTGTTAATGTTGATCTGTACTGTTTTGTGATCTCGCCTTTTTCCTTTAAAGCTTTATCTAATGCAGCTTTATTTTTTGATCCCTCAGCTTCTAATCGTGCGATTTTAGCAAGTAATTCATCTGTGCTAGGTTCATCTTCTGTTGATCCAGAACCACCGCCATTATTGCCTGAAAGATTTCCGACCTGCGCTCCTTCTCCACCATCTGGTGCATCTGCAAATCTAACTCTGCTGCCAGTACGTTTACCTTTTAAATAATAAAAAAACATATAAAATTCCTTCCTGTGTTTTTATGAGTTCTCTCTCAATCAAATTTGTGTTTTATTTTCTGCTTTTCTCTAAGCAACCGTGTTTTATTAACGTCACTTCTCTGTGACTATATGTATTTAACACTGCATCTGCATCCTACGATTTCAGATGAGCTTGCGCCCAAAGACACATCCCTTGGGTACATTAATAAAGAACCACCCACAATGAATGGTTCTGTTATTCCTATAATCTCTCCATCAGCGGACCTATGTGTGGACCTTGTTTTCTTGTCCATAATTGCAACCCACTGTTTTTTTGTTTTTCCTTGTGCTATTGCTTCTAAGTCGTATTGAAAACTTCTTGATACATTGCTTTCATTCTCAGAAATAAATTTTGCTCTATCCTGTGAAAAGTAATAAGGATCATCAATATTCCTTTTCGTAGCATCTATAACTTCATATGATAACGCTGTCATGTATGCCAAAAAATTTTCATTTGGTGTAACATACCAATTCAAAGATTTCTTATATCTGTCAAAAAACTCTTGTCTTGCAGTTTCCCAATTTGGCGTTGGGTATTTCTGCAACGTAAACATAAGACTCATGACATAGAGAAATTCATCTTCCATATTCTCGGCCAGTTTGATTCTTGTCTCTTTTTCTTCTTTCGGAAGTTCCATCTCTCCAAAATACTTTTCATACGGAATAGACCTTGTATTCATATCCATTTGATTCAATTCATCAAAACTTAATGCTGAGTACATTTCTCTCTCCTGTTATGCCTGAATCTTATTTGAGTCTGTATTCAATCCATCTAATATCGGTGAGTTTCCTGTCTGATCAGATGTATCACCTTGGATTTTTTCTGATGTATTGCTACCAGTATCTCCTATGGTTGAAGTGCTGCTACTATCAGATGTTTTCCACAAAGATTCCTGATATTTTTCAATCATTTCCTGACTATCGTTCCAAACTTGTTCCACATCACCAAACGCGTCAACTACCTTTAATGCGTGTCTTCCGTGGATTCCGTGACTCACATATGTAGCAAAAGTGTTTGCCTTAACAGACATGTCATAATTCTTTCTTCTGTTAAAATGAAAGTCTATATCAGAACTGTGTATTTTTCTGATCGGGCTGTCTTCAGGAAGAATTTTTGAAGGAACTAACTGAATCGCTCTTAGGATCAATTTAATTTCTTCTCTCTTGCCCTTCTCAGTCATTTGCTGTTCTCTCATGGCATCCAATTCTGCTGCACTCCATCCAGAACTCATGTCGGTTGCTGTCCCCGTTGATCCACTGCCAGAACTTTCGTACTGAATAGGGACTTTACAATCCTGAAAGATTCTACTGCGGTAATCAGAAATAGCAGATAATGTACTGCCAGAATCAAATGTGCTTGAAAGTGGTTGAACACTTGGCTTTCCATTTTCATTTGAATATGTCACTAACCACTGACCGCTTTTAGGTTGAATCTCATTTCCTTCTTCATCTACTGGGAACTTAATGTCGTTCCCCCACCATATTTCCTGTGTTCTCTGTGACACATCATTCGTAAAGTCTGACATTAAAATATTGAGTGCATCAATTTCTGGAATCTTTCTTTCAAAGCATCCTGTTCTGTCAAAACTTCTTTCATACTCAATAATCGGAATATCTTTCAGTGGATTCTTTTCTACTGAAACGATCTCACCTGATTGAATCTCATAGCGGCATTCTTTAGTAAAACATGTAAAATACAGCTTCCCTGAAACTTTCCTGTATGTAACACCTAAAACTTTTTTCTGACCTGTCCCGTTGTTATATACGCAAAAAGCATATCTGGAGTCAAGTGTATACACATCTACCAGAGATTCAGGTTCACCATCTTCCATATCGTCAAAGTCTGTCTTAATATCAATCATTCTATGACCGATACCGCAGATTTCAATAAACTCTGCCATACACTGATCTTTATAACCGATGTTTTCTCCATTTGTTAGAATCTCATTTAATGAAGTGATTCCTGCATCATCCGTTTTTGAATCAGAGTCATGCATTTCCTTGTCGCCACGTTGAACCAACATGATAGGGCTGCTCCAATTGTAGCCAATCTTAAATTCTTTGACGTAGTTTGCAACACTTCCATTAACCTTTATGTCAATGTCTGGTCTTACTATTTTTTGTCGTTTTAATGGCTGTTGTCCGCCTTCATAGTCAATCAGAAACTGCATCTGTCTGCGATTAAATAAGTGTTTTGCATAAGCTTTTCGCAAGACTGATAATATGTTATCTTCATCAATGATTGTCTCATCTGTATAGATTTTTGTTCTTCCAAGCAGTCTTGCTTCTAAACCCATTGTCGTTTCACCTCTTTCTTCGCAATAAAAAAGCATCTGCGGAAATACATCCACAAATGCTTACTTAAAATCTATTATATAGTATACTAAACTAAAAGGTCTTATTGTGTATCATAGAGTCTTATTCTTCAAATCCTTTGATTTTCTTAATTTCATCTAATGCTTCTTTATGCATTCTTTTTACATGCTGCAAGGAATAACCCATTTCATTTTGTATCATTCTTAATGTTTTGTACTCAACATATCTCTTAAAAAGAAGATCATAATGATTTGGATTTTCTGTTGTTTCGATCACTGATATAATTTCTTTTTTCTTGATCAGAAATCTTTTGATTTCTCTATTAGCTTCTCTTTCTTTATCTACAATATTGGCTATTGCATCTCCCATACGATCTTTTTGTTTTGAAGTTTGTACTTTATCAGAACCGATTGCTACGGATGCACTAGTCGCTAACGCTCTCAACTGATATACCTCTGACAATTTATTATGTATTTTTTTATCAAGGAACTGTAATTGCATTAAATATTCTTTCGCTGTCATTTTTTACCTCTAAACTGGACTTTGTCTGATATAACTTTGTCGTGCTTCTGGCTTTGATACAAATTCTGCTAACATAGCTAATGAGTCAGGACCATCATCATGCAGAACCTTCGCCTTTGTCGTGTAAGAAGTTACATTTTCCATGAATCTTCCATAATCAGACTTTACTTGGTATTCTGATGGTTCTAAAAATAAGCAATGCTTCTTTATCCAATCTGAATTGACCAAAATTTTGGTTTCTTTATTTGCTGTTGTGTATTTTGGTTCAATAATTGTCCTTGCTTTGCCTTTGATCATTTTGCTTATATTATCTGCAATTCTTCCTCCGGCTTGGTTTGATTCAAAACGCACCTTATGTGGTTGATGCCTGATAAGAATTGCAGCTGTCTTGTTATCAAGAATTTCATAATTCGTTTCATCGTCAAATACAACATCCGGTATATAAAAATCTTCTCCAAACTGATATGCAATCGGAAGGGATTCAAAGTCGGTTCCCTTATCTTTTGTATCGCATACACCCCAGATAGCATCTGGGTCTTTTTTAGGAAATACTGTATAACCGGATACCCCCTCAGGAACACGATGTTTTTCAAGATAAAATCTTCTTAATTCATCCGCCGGTAATAATAGTCCTTCACGCTCTACTGGTTTTTGTTGGTATAAACAGTTAAACGAAATATCATCCATAGCTTTTCTTGCATCTTCAAAATACTCTTTAGAGAATCCATTTACAGTAAACATGAAATTGCTTTCTCCTTTTTCATTTAGTGCCGGTACTGCAATAAATCTTGCTCTCGGATCACCTGCATATAGTGTCTGTAGCTTTCCAATCGGATCATGAACACTCCATCGTGTCGCAATATAGAACTCTTTGCAACCGTCCAATCGTCTTGATCGTAAATCGTTTGCAACTTTCGTCCAGAGTGTTTCCAGTCGGTTTTTATTCAATGCTTCTTCAATTCCTGATACCAAGTCGTCCGCGGTAAGAAATTTATTACAACGTGTCGCACCTGTTAATGATCCGTCAATTGATCGAAACGTCCACGTTTTGAAACGGCCATTTCTTTCAAGGTTTACTGTTGTTTCTTTTGCGTTTGTTCCTTGCATCTGCACATTCGGAAAAATCTCATGCCATGTGTATTCTACTGGATCATTTATAATTTCAAGAACTCCATCATACAGTGATCGTGTCAAAATGCTACTATGGGCAGAAGATAAGTTAAAACAATTTGGAAACCAACCACCAACAAGAGATAAGAAAAAGTCTTCCAGTGTTGACTTTCCACAACCGGGTGGAACACTTAACGCAAATATGTCCAATTTATCGTCCATTAAATCTTGCAATGATTGAATTATCCCGTGTTGCATAAAAACCGATCTACGTGGTTCGTAGAACCTCTCAGAAGGTACTCTGTTCTTTTCAAGATATAACAAACCACTGTCTACCTGATAATGCTGACCTTCCAGAAGCAGAAACTTCCAGTATAGATCGTCATATTCCGCCATTCCTGTCGTTGCTGCCATATATGCAGCCATTTCATGGGCATACTTGCTTATCTTGATTGCATAGTCCATGACCTCTTTATTGTTAAATGTTAATTCTTGCTTCATGTTGAGCAACAATTGGTATGTATCATTCTGGTTTTCGTATAAATCCATCTGTCCGTCCAATATTGACTTAAAGACCGATTGATACCACTCAAAACTTCCTTCTTGCATAAAAAAAGAACCGACTCCTTCCCTTGAAAGCGTCCGGCTCTTTGGCTCTTGCGACTATTAATAATTTATTTCAAACATTTTTTTGCAGTTTGACGATTTGCATTTATACTGCAAATGACTAATTTTCGTATCATGGTTAACAGGAAATTGCTTCTTTCCACACCACGGGCAATGAATCCAAACATTGCCTTCTTTATCCTTTTCTGCATACGACATTCCCTCAATCGGTTCTGTCATATAATTTTTCATTTCTTTGATAATTTCTGTCATACTCAATGTTATAATCCCCTGTCAATTCTAAAAAAACAATGCGTATGCCGGAGTTGAGCCGGCTAAACTGACCATATTCAGATACGCAAACAAAATAAAAACATTGTAAGGAGTGAAATCTTTGCCTACTTAAAGGCGAACATCTCTTTTCACCAGTTGGGGTGAAAAAGTTTTTCATGAAAAAAAGAAATCCATCCCGGCTATAACGGTCAACAGCAACATTGGCTTGAATTTCACATACGTACTAAAATAATTTTAAGAAAGTAAGGACTTTATGTTCGCAATAGCGAACAAATGGTATAGCCAGACTTGAACTGGCATCCTCAACATTCGTAGTGTTGCGCTCTATCCAATTGAGCTATATACCACAACTTATTTGGAGGTAATCGAAATGTTATCGTATCTTTCTGAATTTATTACCATTTCCATTGCTTCTATTGGCGTAAGACCAATTGTGGAAATGACATTTTGAAATGTTGATGCTGACTGCCCAGAACATAACTGAACACCTTTTCGGTTGCTGTCAGCATGAAAAACATTATTTCTACTTTGAACATTCCAGAACACAATGTTAGGAATCTCATAACCATGTTTTTTAAATTCATCAGCCATCTGATCATAAAACGTCCAACTATCATTTGTGCACTGATCAATTTCCATATCAGAAATAACAACAAGTGCTTCTGGCATTTCTTCCTGATCTATATGATTATCAATCGCAACTTTCAAAATCTTATCAAATGCTTTTTTCAGATCTGTATTGAATCCCCATTCCGCAGATATTGCGTTGCTATATTTCTCATATAATGTGTTTCCTTTTAGCGATACAAATTCAGGGTCACCGCTAAATGTCATAAAAAGATTATGATATGGACCAATGTTTCTTTCTGCAAAGTATATTGCAAGACCTACAGAAGTTTGCATAGGTCTTCCATTCATAGAACCTGATACATCAGCCATAACTAATACGTTTCGTCCCGGCTCTACATAGTTCGGAAGATTCTTCCACTGTGCTTCTGCAATGGCATGATCGATCTCGTATGGTGAATCAATTTCATTGATCAAATCATATGGATACAGTGTACTTGAATTGATCTTTTGCCTTCCGTTTGACACATCTTCCTTGTACTGTTGGAATCTTTCTGCATCATGACGATAAAAAGCATATTGGTTGTTCAACATACATCTACTAGGAACTGATGGATAAAATATCTCGTTCCATTTGTTCGCAGACATATATGTTTCCGTGATCTTTAAGTATTTTCTAAGATTACGGACAATCCTTTTATAATTTCGAACAGATATACCAAAACCAAGTGCTGTCTTAATTCCAAGCTCCCTTGTTTTCTTAGAGCTTGCATCCGCGGTCTTTAACCATTTAGCCAATAATGATATTGGTTTTCCATTGTTGTAGTCTTTGAAATCTTCAACCATCTGTGATTTCATATGAGTCCACATATCCTGTTCTAAAGGCGTATCGACCAATGCGTACCAATCATCGTAACGCCCATATTCAGGAATCAAGTAAATGTTATTTTTAATACTTTCAGGGTATACGCAAGCCATATGATGAATCAAATCACGGAAAACTTTTCTTTCTCCTAATCCACCTCTTACATCTCTTGCGTAAAATACGATTTTTGTAGCAAGTAACGGATTTTCTTTGTACGCTTCGTCAAACAAGGACAGAACTCTTGATAGTTCTGCATCTCTAAGACTTCCAATTGTTGAATACAAATCAAGACATGCATTGCCTGTAGTATTCAAAGCAACTGCTCCATTCTCTGTCTTTGTGAACTTTGTTTCTCTTTCCACTGCTTGTGCAAAATTCATATTTCCCTCTCTTTCATAATCAGGACTCGTGAAGTATGCTATACGTCATGGCTTGTTTTTTTGTTGCATTGTACTTTTTATTTGCTGTATGAGTCCCTAAGAACATGATGCTTGTGCATTAACCTTCAAAAACATTTTATAATACATTAAAATTTGCTGTTAGCATCACTCAATGGACCGTACAGGATTCGAACCTGTGGCCTTCCGGTTATGAGCCGGATACTCTCACCCGCTGAGTTAACGGTCCTAACTACCGAGATTTTCTCGACAGTTTATTATTTAATCTGCAATACATATGTATCTTACAAATTCTCTAGGAAGTAAAATTACGTTCATTGCTGATTTTTTTATATAAAACATTTCTTCTTCCGCTGAGTACCAAAACATACTACTTGAACAATTTGTAGTATAATCTGTGTCAAAATATTCTTCTCTTCCATCAACGAAATTAACTTTAACTTTTTTCATTTAGCACCACCATATCACAATAATGTTTAACGCATATAAGAGAATCATGGATAAAAAACCTACGATCGTTGCTTTATCATTTGTTTTTGCTGTTTTCATAAACCATCTGATGATCAATGCATATACAACATTGCAGAGTGTAACAATAGCTTTTGCGATCATCTACTCAACTCCTAAAATTAATAACATCAACAAAAACAACCAACCAGTTCCAAATGTTACTGCTGCATACACTGAAACACCAACTACAAACATGTTATATAAATATCTCATCGCTTCACTGCTCCTGACTTATTTTTTAAATACTCAAGTTCAAAGTTGATATACGTTGCTGCTTTCTCTAAGTCCTCAACAAGTTTGTTTGGGTCTTTCTTACCTGCTCTGCATATATACTTTACTGCATTACCTAAGTTGAAATTTAAATCCCAGTCTCTAATCACATCTTTTGCTTCATACTTTCCGGGATTGTAATAGTTTTGATGTTTAATCATTCTTGTATATCCTCTCTGTGTGTTATGAGTTATATATTGATTTCTTTGTATGCCTAAAAAGGCTCTTTTGTTTTTTGGGGAATTTTTGGCACTAACTCCGGCGGCGTGGGCGGTCTCCTGTGAGGGGTACCCCGTCTTTTCTGCCGTTCCCTTTACTTTGTACAACATGCACAAAACAAACAAGCTTTATTGTGTAGTCTGCATATATCTTTACACCACACGATCAATCTATACGTTAAATAATGGTTTAAATTATAGATCACCATATATCTATTGTGATACTGCACAACTATATATATTATTATTATTGTCTTATTGTGCATAATGCTTTTATGATATATATATTATGCTTATAGATTTGGTTTTTGTGGTAGTTGTTGATGTTCTGCATACTTCTTTGCGATCTCTGCCCGACTCTCTTTTGGGAGTCCTGTCTGGTCAACAATGTTAACTGTTTGCTGCTCACTGTACCCGTAGCAGCTCTTTAACAAGAACATTGAACCTACTGAGTTTTGTTCACTCGTGCGATCTGCCAGAGCTAACTCACATTCTTTTTTCCATCTTTTGACAGCGGCGGAATGTCCAGAGCTTGCCCGAACCTCACCAGTGCGCCAACTGTTGAACGTGTCGTCATTGATCCCAGTCAGTAAAGAGAACCCCAACAACGAAGGATTATGATTATATTTATAACAGAGCGATGTATATATATCCCAGATCTCATTGATCGTATCTATATCGCTAGTATCTATGTTTGTTTTAAGTTGGTATAACGTCTTATCACTCTTCTTAGCTTTAAATACATGTTTAAATATATGCTTAAGCATACCCTTAAACGTAGACACCTTGTATATATCATCTTCGTTAGCTAAAGATTTAATATAATCATCTGCGTATATATCAATCTCATTCTCATAAACCTCTAAATCCTTCATGTTCTCACCACCTTTTACTTTATCACTCTAAAGCATTAAATAATAATCTTAAATATTCATAAGGGCTTATATAATACCCTGTAATTAATATCCTGAACTAAAGATAATTTTATTGCAAGCGTAAATTTAAAGACTAATATACGGCGTTCCCGTCGCTTATACAGCCATATAAAACACTCTTATTGGCCAAAATACGCGGACCATACACCGCCGGAACCGTTATATTTCAACTTTAGATCATCAATAAAATTTTATAAAATCTTTATAATTTTGAGACTCAAAAAACGTCGTGACGTTTAAAAAGTCGCACAAAAAAGACACCTCCCGACTATGGTTTTATCTAAGATAATTATACCATAGTCGGGAGGTGTCTTTGTTTACACTCCTTTTTATTCTTCTTTTAAAATTTCCGTCATATCTCTTCTATCACTTCTACTCATTTACCTATTGCATACGCTGCACCAAGTACAATTTCTAAATATCCAAGAATAAAAGCCCCCGGGATCGCTGTAAAAATGATCCCGGCAATTATAAAACTACTTATAACAATTAATAAATCTATTTTTTTCATCTCGTAAAACCTCCGTCGCTGTTAACTGGAAAATTTTTAAAATCTTTGTTTTGCTCTGCTATGCTTTCTAGTACATAATACAAAGATTTATCCTTATCTTTAATTTCTTTTATTTCCGTTTCCAATATGTCAAGTTCTTCTTTGTTGCTGTCTGCGCCGTCTGCGTAGTCCAACCCGAGTGACATATTAAAAAGTACATTGCACATCTCACATATTTTCATTTTTCCGCCCTCCTATGCTAATTTTTCGCTTGGATTGTATCTAAAAATAAATCCGTGTTTAAATTTACTGTAGTACCCGCCAAGATCACGCATTTTTTTATTCTGTTCAATATATTCTTCTTTATTTAGATTTTCATTAATTCTTACTACCCACAATTCGGACATGTCGCGCGTGTCTTCGCCCTTTGTGATCTTGTAAGTAACTTCCGTTACTTCTTCGATCTGTTTTACTTCCTGCTCTTCTTTAGTCTGTCTTTTCTTTGTCTTTGTTGCCGGTGTCGCATTTTTGTTTTTGATTCTCGCAGTTTTTGGAACAAATTTACAATCGTTGTAACTTACTTTTCCGCCGTAAAAATTACAACTAAAATAATCAATCATACTGTCGGAATCGTCGTAGTTATAAGAAGCAATAAAGGCGTTTACATCATCAACAACACTTTTAAAATATTCTGTTTGAACACCGTAAAAGAATTGTTCTTTTTCAAACACCGTTTCTGTGTAGCATTTCAAAAATTCCTCCTGTGTAAAATCGTCGTCTGACATAATATAATTCGCTCTGAATTTATTATATAAGTTTTGAATTGTGTCATTTAAAACAGTAGTTGTTATTGTCTTTCCTTCACTATCAACGTATGAAAACGGTGTATACCAGATTTCTTTTAGTTCTTCGGCTGTCATAAACATTTGTTGTGGAAATTCTAACAACTTAACAATTAAAGATTGGCACATGCTGCCGTATGATGTGCGTACACTAAATTTGCATGTAGGATATTTCTTTTTTACGTATCCTCGTACAATTTTTGCGATCTCTTTCAGAGTTAAACTAGAATCATATCTAGAGCCTTCCCAACCGAAATCAGTATAAAAATGACGTCTTACATTTTCCGCAGTTTCTTTTTTTACTTCCTCAGGCTCTGGCGCTTCTTTTGCTGCCTGATCTCTAAAGATCGGAAAAGCAGTATCAAACTGAACGTTGATTTCTTTCATAATTTCCAGATCACCGCCGTTGTCTGGGTGGTTCTCTTTCAGTAATTTTTTGTATGTGTCTTTCAGTTCTTTTAATGTCTTGCAGTTTTTAAAATATTTCATATTCTTTTCTCCTTTTTATAAATGCTTTTCGTTTATCTTTATCTGAATTATAAACGATTTTTATTTATATGTCAATACAAAAATAAACTTTTTTCGTTTGACTTTCTATCATTTTTAAATTATAATAGTTTAAAAACAATAGAATCGAGGTGCAAAATGGACTACGGTATAAATTTTTCTTATGAAGATAACAAACAGCTAAAAGAAATCTATAAAGAATTGCTAAAAAAAAACGGACTTACAATGTTAGAAGCTTCTAAACTTCTAGGACTTTCCACGCCGCAGCAACTTAATAATAAATTTAATAACAAAAAGATTTCTTTAAGCGATCTAAAAAATTTTTTATCTATTATGGGATATGATTACGAGATAACAATAAAAAAAAGATCTGGGAACGTGTAAGCTATCCCAGATCTTTTTTTAATTATCAGTTACAATTTTTGTAATTCGATAAAACAAACTATCGAATTTTTTTGTACAACCGAGATCATACGCCAGTTGTCCGAGCGCTTTAGTGTATGCCGTTTCAAACTCTACAAACGCATGATCTAATTTATTCAAACGGCTTTTTTCTTTCATGATCTCGTTTCTAAAATAAGCTTTTTTCTTTTCAATCATTTCTTTGATTTTTTCTACATCTGTTATTTTTTCCTTCGTTCTGTACTCTTCTAATCGTACCCAGTCGTTAATATATCCAAGATCGCTACTGAGGGAAGAAACTTCTAAAATATAATAATTTCCATAGCTTGCTTTCCTGTATGTTGTATTTTCGAAGCTTTTTGAAACTAGTTTGAACGGCTGCCCGTCCTTTTTTGTCTTATACTCGACAGCTTCCCAAAGTCTCAAAATCTCTTGATCTCTTGCAAGGCTTCTTGTAAGTTCTTCTTTTATCTTCTCTAGTTTATAATTTTTCATTTTGTTTCCTCCCTATTATGAGTAAAAAGCTTCGAATGCTTCTTTGTACTCTTCATGATCGTTTACAAAATTTATCTGTGCCTGTTTTGCTTTGTCTCCATTTTTTGTTTGGTGATAAACTTTTTCGAAAATATGATTTAAAAAATTAATTTTTTCACATTTTTTTAGTCTTATTTCTCTACTCTTTTTATTCTCTAGCGAAAAACTCCACGCATAACAGTTACTTTCTAAGTACATTTTGTGACGTTTTGCAAAATCATAAACGTATTTATGATTTTTGTAATATTCTTTAGAATTATCAAATTCTATAAAATACACATTTCCACCATACGTGTATTTTTTTGTTTCTACTGCTACCCCTAAGTCATTTTCTAATTTCCTTAATGATTTCTTATTCATTTTTATACCTTCTTTCTATTTATGCGATTCTTGCAGACGCGCAAGTTTTAACTTTTTCACTTCCATATTTTTTCTGTATGTCCTCGAAAGACATTTTCTTTTTATGCCACTTTCCGGATGGTTCCGTGCTAAAATGCCACTTTTTGCGATTCTTGGACCATTTAAAGCCGAGTTTTTTCAACTCTTCTTTATATGTAAACGTGTTACCATCTACCCAAATCCAAGAGCCGACAACCTCAATGTTGACACCGTCAAAAGAAACTATATTATTGATTACATTTCTTAAGGCTTCGTCTGCCTTATAATCAAATGTATTTTTCTTTTCTTCGTCTGGTGTCTGCCCTGCCTTGAACATGTCAAACAGTTTCTTATACTCTGCTGTGATTTCCTGACATGCTGCAACGTCTCCGCCGTTGTCAGGGTGATTTTTAACCATTAACTTTTTATATTCTTTTCTTAGTTCCTCAAGATTTTTTGCTGTAAAATATTTCATATCGTTGTACCTCCTAATCTTTGTGTTCTGTACCTTTAACTTGATGTTATTATATCATTGTGTAAGTACATAATTCAATATGTAAAACATTACAAAAATACCATTGTGTAAGTATGCTTTTATTGTGCAATTTATATAGTTGTGCAATGATTAATAAAATGTTATAATAAGAAGAAAAAAAGAAAAGGAGTTGATAAAATGCCACGCCCACCAAGAAAAGACGGTAGAAATGCGCGAACAGTCGCAAATAATAAGTATAATTTAAAGGCGTATGATCGTATTAGCTTATGCATACCAAAAGGAGAAAAGGAACGAATAAAAAATGAAATCGGTTCGCAAAGCCTTAACGGTTTCATCTGGGAAGCAATACAAGAAAAGCTTGAACGAAAAAACAACATATAATAGAAGAAACTAAAAAAGACGGTGCGAACCGTCTTTTTTTATTGAACTATTGCAAAATTCGTGCTAATATATAATTGTATACTTGCGTTTATTATACAATTTTTTAAACGTTGCCGGATCTAATTTGATTTTGTGCAACATGTCCAATAGTAAAAAATTGGAAGTATACAAAAAATTCTGGTTTTCTGCCCATTCAAGAGCAGTTTCCAAATTTTTACTCGTATTTAAAATTGAAAAAATTCCAAAAAAATCTCAAAATTTTTGGATTCTAAATATTTCCAACTGGAAAAATCCACCCAAAATCTGGACCAAAAAGTGGGTGGGAAAAGTTGCCCATGAGACGAAAATTTTTGTTTGTGAAATTTGCACAAAATATTCTACGCCGTTAAAATCGGTGTTAGCTATTTTGCTAATCACAAAACATTTAATGAATCGTCTTTATTTTTTTGCTTTCTTTGGTTCCTGTTCTGAACTAATCCATTCAACCGCTGTCTTCTCTGCTTCTGCTTACTACGTTCGTTTTTCTTCCTGACACTCGTGTATTGTGTTGATGTTCCCATTATTTTCTACCCAACCTTTCTTCCATTAACTGATTTCTACTTTTTAAATTTATGATCGGAACTTCTGACTTTAGTTCTTTTGGCAGTCTTCCAACGATAATAACCTTGTTAGGCTGTAATCTTCGGCACATCTCATAGAACCCGTTGCAAAAATCAATCCTCGATGCCTTGGATTTCATTCTACCGTTTGTGCTGCACGCAACATTGCTGCCTATGGTATATCCATCAAAACACCAGTCCCAACAATCCTCTGATAGTATACTGATATTTGGAATCATTTTTACGCCATTTAAGGCAAGATAATATGTTAATGCATGATTTCTATACTTATTCCAGATTTGCATTGCAAATGGCATTCCTTGTTCGCCAGAAGCTATGCTGTAGTCTAATCCACACACGCTGTGAAAGCATCTTAAGTGATCTAAGTATCTATCAGGATTAGCATACACTCTTTCAAACGCATTATCATGTATATAAAAATTAACGTTCAATTCTCGATGATTCTTGATTGACCGCTTAAAACTGTCTGCAAAATCTATCGTATCAAACGGTTCATAAAATGCAGCCGGTATAACTGGAAACTGATATTTACCGTCCAGTTTCGCACCTGTGATCATATATTCTTTCATTACATCAAACGCTGTATGTATCATTCTTTCTGCCCTCCTTATTTTTATGGTAGCAAAAAGATAATTTTATTTACAGGAAAAAGGACCAGAGAAAAAATCTCTGATCCTTTTACGTCCTTGGAATATATATTGTGGTTGTTTGTACTATTATATTACTATGTTTTCTTAATTTAGTCAATGTTATTCATATTTTTGTTATATTCATCAAGAAATGCGTTAAAATACTTATCTTCCGCTTCTTTTCTTGCTTTTGTAGCATCCTCTTTTTTATCATACATTCCAAGATGATACATCTTCTTTTTAAACATTATATATGCTTGCCATTTCTTACGTCTTTTGTTCCAACTGACTCCACGTATTCCAGATGTATTTGATTTGCCTACTTTCGATGATAAATTCTTAATATTGGTCCCGTCAACACACATTTTCATGGTTTCCTGAATAAGCCTATCACCTTGTTTTTTCTCTGCTTCATTCTTTAAGCATCCACAACTTTTGACAGCTCCTATTGCTAATTTACCTTGTTCAACTTTTGTCGTGTTACCGCAATCACATTGGCAAAGCCATATTACGGCTCCGCCGTTGTTTGACCTTCAGACAGGTTCTAAAGCAATAAGCCTTCCGAATCGCTGACCGGTAATATCTTTCATCCTGTTTTTGTTGCAGCAAATGCAAGGTTTCTTCCTACTCATAGCATCATATCCAACATTGTACTGTCTTCCACATTTAGGACATTCAGCTTTAATCATAGTTTTCCCGTTCTTTTTATATGCTTCCAATATTCTGTATCCATTTACTATCTTTCCAACAGAGCCAATCCAATCCATAGGCATAAAACCACTCCCTAAATTATTTTATAACATTGCATTTTGTGCTTCTAAGGCTGTCAGTAACGCACCCATCGTCATTTCCTTTAAATATTCTCCTTGTTCTAGTTCAGATTCATCAATTGGTTGATTCTCGGTAATATAATCATAGTTTGTATAAACAGTAGTTCCTTGAATCTCTTTGCACCATACAGCAACAATCTTAGAACTTCCAAATTCTACAATATCCTGCGTCAATTCTTCTATCAACTCAGAACACTCATAGCTGATATATTCTTCATTTTTGTTAATAAAAGCCATACTCACACCTCATATATTAGTTTCGTTAACATCTGTTTTTATCGTATATTAATGTAATATTATTGTCAATTTTAATTATTACTTCTGTTCATAGATCAGTGATTCAGCAACGTATCCGGCAAGTATCATTTCCTTATTTACCTTAAAGCGATCTTCTTCCATGATATGAGATAGTATCTGCTGTATTCTGCCACCATCAACGTGCAACATTTTATAATTGACTTTCTGGTATAATGCCAAGATTTTTTTCTTTATCATTGCCGTATTTTTAGCCGATAATATTCCTTTTAAATAATATTCATTACTCAAAACCGCTTTGTCTAAATCTAACAAATATCGTACTGCTGCGCCGACAGCAATGTTATATTCATTATCGTCAGAAAAATCCCATTCCTCGTATTTGTCTAAGTTGATATGATACCTTAATGTCATGTATGCAGTATCAAACATGTTTCCAGTGTTTCTTCCATCCAGATATTCTAATACAGACCAACGCAAGTTGAATTGTCGTTGTGCCTTGGATATATTTCGATCAAAAGCATTTCCTTTTATTATATCCAGTGTGGAATTATCAATGGCCTTTATAATCTGATGATTAGAATTTTTCCAGAAATAATCAAAATACACACTTTGATATTTTGAAATATTTTCTCTGATATATTGATCGTCTGTTTTAACGTCAGAAATATAACTCGGAATCAATTTACCATCAAAGAAGTATGAATTAAAAAGTTTTTCTAATTTGTTTCGATCTGCGATTTCATCATTATATTTTACATTAGATAATTCCTCGTTTGGAATACGAATATAATTTTCAAGTATCACTCCATTTGTATGTTTTGAATCCCTTAATTCTGGTGTATACATAGGAACATGTTCATAATCATATATTCTAACATTCCCGCGATTATCGAATCCGATAACCAAGATAATAGCATCCATCATTTTAGGTGGCACATCTGAAAATATACTGTATCCATGAATATCATTCGTTACATAGATAATCTGCTTACCGCTTCGAAGAAATCCTTTTAATATGTTATAAACGCACAAATGATCGTATGCTGTTTCTTTGTCCACTAAATCTCCATCAGGATATTTCAAAGACTTTCTTCCAATGTACGGTTTTTTCAAATTAGCTGTATAGAAAATTCCTATTCCATAACCATCAGGTGCTTTGTTTGGAGATTTTGACACACTGTTTTCTAAGAAATAAGACTTTCCACCGCTGATGCAGTCTTCTATATCCTTCAGATAAAATATTTTCAGATAGTCCATCTTATCTTTTTCAAAATTGTTATAGTTTTCTTTTACCCATGCAGCAAAAACTTTATTCTCGCCGTTTGGGTCCGTAGATGCAAAGTATTGATCAATAATTTCATCTGTCAATCGGTCTAAATGCCGGCAGAAAAACGTGTATTTATTGTTACTTGTGATCTTCTTCTTTTTATCAACAGACTTATTTGTATTGATTATCTGAGAAAAATAGTCAATTTCTTTGTATTCTTGATTTTTCGAAAACTCTTCTGCTGTCATTATTTTATACTGCATACCTACATCCAGTAAAACATAAACTGCGTTTTTAATTGCCACATGATTTTCAACAGCTATTCTTTCAAGATTTTCTTTGCCTAATCTTCCAATAATTTCATTTATCATATTCATTCCTCCGTACTTATTTATCATTGATATGAAAAAGGCACGACCTAGCCAAATGATCGTGCCCAAACTTCTAAAGTTACTGTTTATTTTTCACTTCGGAATAAATTAAAGATATATTAATTATAATTCATCAATCAATCCTTGTCAATTTTCTTCTCGAAATCAGAACAAAAATCTTCTGAATTAACACGCTGACCACCGCATCGTGCTTTCCATTTCTGACAAGTTCCATCTTTTGTATTTTTATTTTTAGAAAAACATTTGCAGTTTGCACACTTCAAATTATCCATATTTTCTTTTATCATTTGTAAGCACTCCTCGAATCCTGCATTCTTCCCATTTAAATATATGTTACTACCAACATATTTATCATTTTCAGGAATCATTGCTGCAAAATCTTCTCTTTTCATTACTTCCTACCTCTTTTCGCTCTTAAAAGATTTTTTCTTACATTTTTTGCTTTTTCTTCTGAATAATAACTCATATTCATTTCTTTTTCTTTCTTCTTCTCTTTCTTATATTTATCCAAGAAGCTTTTATATCCGGCACAACTTGAGTGACACTCTGAATGTCTGCCTGCCTCCGGCGTGCATCCTAAACACGGACAATCACTTGCTCTCATATTGTTTTCTCCCTTCTAATTTTTCACATGCTGCTACTAAAGAATTGACTTCTTGGCACTTTTCAAGATATAACTTGTCCATTTCTCTAATCTTATCTGGTGTCAATTCCGTTTCTCTGTACTCTAAAAGTTCTTTCAGACAGTTATAGATCACAACTCCGTGTTGGTTTAATGTTTTCTCAGTTTTGCAAGCATCCATGACATGCTTAATTGTCTCAGTATCAACTTTTACTTCAAACATTTTCGTTTTTCTCCTCTCTAGTTCTAATTTCATTGATTCTCTTGCGTACTTTATTTCATCCGGCGTTAATCCTGTTTCTTCATATTCAAGAAGTTCTTACAATGCAAACCTTATTGGCAGTTGGTTGTAAAGTATGTTCTATATCTGACATCCTAATTCCTCCATATGATGAAATAACTTATCATATCTTGCCTGAATATCATTGTATTCATCTTTATAATAATCAAGCTCATCTTTCATCTCATCCACTTGATCAGGTGCTAGACCAGTAGCTCTATACGACATAAGTTGTAACAACGCCGCTATTATAACTGCATCTGTCGATGTGCTCGCAAGCGCTTTACATGATTCTAATGCATTATTAATAAGTTCATCGTTAAGTTTTATATTAGATGGATCTATAACACTTTTAAATATATCAAATCGTCCACAGTTTAAAGCTTCCGCAATCTCATCTATCTTTGTTAATGTCAATCTTCTTGCGTTTTTTTCGTAGAGTGAAATTGCTTGTGCCGATACACCAAGACGTTTTCCTAACTCTCTTTGCGATAATCCTCTTCTAATTCTAATTTCCTTTATGTTTTTTCCTATATCAATCATTTTATTTCTGCTCCTTCTATGTATTACATACAAATATATTTCACAGAATAACAAACGTATTAAAATTTTATTTCAATTCCTGTTTCTTCCTTGATCGTTTGCTGTAGGTCCTGAACACTTATATAACCTTTTTCGTAACTTTCTTTTAGATCGTTGATTTCATCAATCCAACGTTCTATCCTTGCACTACCAAAGTCAAATTTAGTCCTTAATGCCATGATTCCTAGCAAAAGAAAAGCTGTGTAACTGCTATGTATTAGTTTGTCTGCATCCCTGCGATTCTTAACCCTGCGTTGTTGTGCAGGTACTTGTCTGTTGTTAAAGTATTTACTATTCATGATAACGTTCCTCTTTCATTCTTAGATAACCTGTTGCCTTAGGATGTTTCGGTGCTTTATCTAAAATTTCTTTGATAATATCCTCTATTTCTTTTTTAGATTCAATCTTATTAATATCTTCTGGTTGTTCCCAAACTCTTACGGTGTTTACAAGTGCTAAAGATTGGCTGTCATTTTCCTTTATTTCTTTTTTGTTATTCATTTATAACACTCCTTTATAACTTGATAACACTTTGTCCTCTGTCATACTGATTAAGTATCTTATCCAACATCGCTACCGCTTTTGTTTTTGTTAAACATCGTTCAATAGGATATTGATGATTTAATGTTTCCGCTATCACTTCATAAAATCCACCGCTTCCGCCTGTGTTTCTTACATATATTCTAACAAGCTGTTGTGTATTTATAACTGTTATATTATCAATTTTTATTAACACTTAAGTCCTCACTTTCTCCCCATTCTAATTTATTTCCGCATTTACAAGTTTCTTGCCACGGCGCAACTTCTCCTGAACACCGTGGACAATAAAAGTGCATTTCTGGTTTTCCTTTAAGACTGTACCACCGATACATGACCGGTGTATGATACAGCAGATTTGTCATGTCCATATATTGTTTTATTGGAACTTCTATATCGTTTATGTGCTTTGCTGTATACATTACCGCACATAGAATGAATCCGATTAAAAGTCCAATAATAAACGCTGCTGCTTCAAACATAAGATCACCCCTTTTCTTCTACATATTTTTTCATCACTTCAATAGGAATAACTTTTGGAACAACTTTTCTTCTATTCCAAAAAGTTTGATGCCATGGTCCGCCTTTTTTCTGCGCTCTTTCTGCCAATTGCCAATCTTCCAGAAACGTACATGCATTCACAACCTGATGAATTAATATACGAACTTCAATATCATCTATGCAAGACTCAATATCTGGACAATATATAGGAAATCTAGTAAATACATTGAATCTATCGTATACATCTTGAACACACGGTCCGAATCTCAATGCAAGAATATCATCAGAGAAAATTGGCTCGTGATATTTCTTTAGAAAATTAAGTTGGATGTAATACAGAATATTTTGCAGCATCAAATTAGTGATTCCGTATTTATATTTGTTGCTAAACTCCAACACACACGAAGCAACTTCCATACCACTATACAGATACATTCTACACATCCTCAGGACTTCTGTTGTTAGCTCTCTCTGTATCAAATCCATCAGGGTATCTTTTCTTTAGCTTGTCAATGTTCATCTGCATGATCTCATCCAGACTCCATCCGAACGATTCACAAGTCATAGCAATATACCACATCACGTCTCCTAGCTCTTTCTGTGCATGTGTAACATCAAATGACTTGTTATGAAAAATCCACTTCTTGACCATGTCTGTTAATTCTCCAACCTCTCCTGACAAACCAAACAGACCATTAATTACACCACCAACATCTATTTCTTCTACGTGTTTGCCAATTCTTGTACCAGAGTTATAATCTTCAATTCTTTCAATTAATCCGCAAAGTCTATCCGTGCATTTACCGTCATTCGTTCTCATTGCTAGTTTCTGATATTCATTACCTGTCATTTTGGTTCTCATCTCCTGTTCTTCGCCTACAATTTCAAAATACATTTCAAGCCATTCCTGTACCGTGCTTAAATAAAATGATCCATACCCTACACATTCGTAATCTTTGCCAACTTCTTTATACAAAATTTCAAAATATCTTTGATTATGTATAGTTCTTTCGTTAATTTTTGCATAAAGAACTTTTATTTTACTTACTTTGTAATTCGTTACACTTAATTTATCGTTCATTTTCCACCTCGATTTTCTCATAAATTGTGGCACAAATCTTTTTCTTACCACCTTCACAGTTGATCACTTCATAATCAACGTCGTATCCATCTTTTGAAAGATGTTCGATGATATTAAAATCACTGCCTGTGTCTGTATGTAAGAAGTTTGTTCCTACTTTTTTTCTGATCATCTTCTTATTTCCTTTCTTTTCTTCCCTAGTTACCATTCTTTTCTACCATTTTTGCAACAACAAATCCTGTTCGTGCTGCGTTTCTTAGGTTGTCTTTGATCAATGCTTTGTTTGGCACTCTATTTTTACAGTACCAAGACCACCATTTGTCGTGATCTTCTGAAACTTTTTGCTCTCGTTCTTTATAATGTTCCAGATATTCAGCTTCTTCTTTAGCTATCTGTAAGCATGCGATCATATAATTAATCTTTTCTACTGTTGTCATGTGTTGATTTCCCCCTAATCTTTCTGGAATATATAAACGTTTCACCTGTTTCCGTTTGAATTTCAAGATATTTTGGTACTGATTCACACGGCCAATACCTCTTTTTTCGGGAGTATCCCAAAGTTTGTGTAAACCTTCAAACTGATGTAAGATAATATTACTC